TGTACGTAGGTATTGTCGTGCAACTACAAGTCAAAGAGGTCAATGGAACAAGTTCAACGGTTACGGACAAATAGATGTTGCCGCTGCTTTGGCGTATATTGATGTATTCTCGTTTTTAGAAATACCCTATGCCCCAGTAGTAATGAATCTATCAAAGCTTATATATGTGTACACCAGTTAAGGATACATTATGACATTCAAGATCATCATAGCTTCTGCTCAAGGCTTTATCGAATGGATTTTTCGTAATCATAAGGTAATTCTTGTGCTTGCTACCTTTACAGTATTCTTCGTGGGTGTATTAAAGGAGTTGGCAGTTGGGCATGTATTTCCTGATGTTGGTCAAGGCTGGTTAACATTACTTTCTATTCAACTTGGTATACAGGCTGCTCATGCTGCTTATGCGAAGAAATTAGGTGGTAATGGTGGAAATGTAGGTGGGACAAACGACGTACAACAAGGAGAATCGTCATGAACAAACTTATCGCAGACATAGCTATCAGTATAGCTACAGTAGATAACGATGGCAATCTTGTTCGTACTGAGACAATGGAATGGAATACAGAAGAAAGTGAAGACATCGTGCTTACTCAAGTACAAATTAGAGATGCTATAGATTCTTTGTGTGAATTTTTGGATATATCACATGTGGAATTACCAAAAATACAAGAGACTAAAGAGAAAAAGAGTGGGAAATAATAATGAATCTTGCGCCACGAAATACTGGTTATGGATACGACTATGGCTTAGGTATAGACCCTCTTCACATTGATTACATCAAAACCAACCATATACATCAATCTCGTATTTCTCCAACTCCATGCTACTTATTACAGCGTGCTACTGGTGGGGTACCGGTGGGTTATCCCGGTGCTCAGATATCTCCATTGGCAGAAAGCTTTGTATTGTCAGACAACCAATACCGTCTTACTATTTGGAGCGGTGGTAGTAATCATCCAGATACTCGACCTTATGCTGTTGGTGGACAAGGTAACATTGGGATATATGTAAATGGAACTCGACTAATACGTGTATTGACTCCTGATGATATTATCAGTGACACTGAAATAGCAATCGTGGAACGGAAAGATACTGACCCAAACAGAGTAGAAGTCGTATTCAATGTTGGTTTCACAAACATAGGTGCGATAACATATCATTATACAACGTGGGAAGAGGGTTTGGAAGACCTATCTGTAAAGCGTGGAGACTCGTCTAATCAATCCATCTTTGGTTGGCAACAATATCTTAATACATTATGGGACGACTTTCAAAAACCAAATCAAGTCCTTGTTCGATTTCCTATCAATATTAACGATGTTGTCATTAGTGATGAAGGTAAAGTCATAATAGAGAACAGAGATAGCTGGATGATTTGGACTCCATACGTCAACGACTTTGATATATTAATTCTTGACTCTGAGGACAGTCCAGATGGTACAGAATATCGTTATGAAATTGTCAACTCAACAGACTCTGTAATACAACGGCAGTTAGTTTCTCAACGATTCAAGTTGAATCTATTGGAATTTTCCGACGACCGTTACCAACTACCATTTACAAAGTAATCATGAGCAAGCTATATTACAGATTGGAAAAATCAGGTCGAGATACATTTGCTGAGTATCTGCGTCGAGCCTTTCGATACGGTGGCCCATGGACAAACCGTGATTTGGAGATTATCTCTGTTGAACAGCCAGAAGGCGAGTTGGTCTTTGAGCAATTCTTTGAAGAGCCTGAAAAGTACCCTTTGATTACTATAGGTTCATTGGGTGGCAATTCTGTACCAATGGGCTTTAATGACCAAGTGGAAAACATCTTTGATTTCACGACAGAACTCGGTACTCGATCTCTGTCGTTAGTGGACTTTTCAACCAGTGTTCCCTTTGCATTTAAGCTCCCATCCGACTTCACCGGTTCTTTAGGGGGCTTTACAGCAGATATGGTATGGAAGCTTGGCGAAAACGTTGAAGACATCACTATTCAATTGTTCCAAGACTATTTTTCTACAGGGTCTGTATTACTGGCATCAGGTAGTATTCGAAATTTCGATTCACTTGATTTAACGACCTACCTTGGTGGTTTTTACCCGTACCCTCTCATTCAGAAGGGACAAGAGTACTGGATTGAACTTACTCCGAAATCAGGGTCTGTTTATCGAGTTGCTGTAGATACCACGTATAATGGTGTTTATTCTTCCATATCCTATTCAGGAAGCGTTCCTTCTGGAAGTCTGATCTCTGGCAGCATCTACGGGGGATTGCGCTATTCTCCTGTCATGCGTATTGGCGGTGCGCATGAGTTTTCCGTTATTATTCGATGTTCTGCGAAAAACTCAATGGAAAAAGCACAGAACCTCGCAGATTTGACAGAAATATATGTCAAAATGGGGCAATATGGTGTGTTGGATAGACTTAGTACCAATCAAGCCAAGCTTAACCTATCCAGACTGCTTGTAAATGGAGTATCTTTTTTGACCAGTCGAGATATCGCTGTAAAAGGTGTCTCAAAAGGAGCTTTAGAAAATAGAAAACGTGGAGATAATGACATAGTGTTTACCATTGGAGTCACTGTTGATGTTCGTACTGAATGGCACCTTGATTTTGATGAACAAACCATCAAAGAAATCAATGTTGGTGGGGATTTGGAATCATTTATATAAAGCCCCCGAAATTTCTTTGGGATTACACTATAAAATCCAGTACCTAAGTGTTAATTATAGTATGGTAAGTCATTACTCTTTCTACTGATTAAACAGCTTTAAGGAGAACTCGTATGAGTCTGTATAGTCCACCAAAAGTTGATGTCAACGTGGTTCCTAATCCACGCATAATTAACATTGCGGGTGAAGCACGATTGCCAGCCATTGTCGGCGTAGGCCCCACCGTTCGTTACATCGTTGATGAGGCTGTACAAAGAGGTGTTGGCGGTATTGATGCTTTGGCTGCATATCCTTCAATAAATGTCGTAATCACAAAAGTTGCAAAACGTACAGGACTCAACTATGTTAGTGGTAGTTCAAGTAATGACCCCGATGCTATTCAAGGTTTGAACGGTAGTTTGTATCTCGTGTCAGGCTCCTTACCGCAAGGTGGTACACAACCAGTTGCTGGTTATTTTGGAAGCAACGGTTCTTATACCAATGGTTTGATTTCTTGGAACCAAGAAGTTGATGCTGTCTCTACTGGTTCTGTTCCTGCAACAGGTTCTGTGTATTATGTTACGTATAACTTTGATGTTTCTGCAACACAATTTTTACCAATGACGTTCTCAGACAAGCAAGCTCTTGTTGATGTATTTGGTGAAGAGAACAACACGTCTGGTAGCTTAACAATCGCTGCATCTATTGCTTTGGAAAACGGAGCACCTGCTGTTATTGTATGTCAGGTATCTGGTTCTTCTACAAGTCCATCTGTAGCAGGGTATCGTGATGCTATTGATAAGTTGCGCAAGAAAAGTGCAATTGAAGAAGTCATTGCTATCTTCCCAAGCGGCGGTCTCCCATCACCAACTTTCCGTAGTGATGTCCTTACCTACTTGTTCCAACACACGCAGTTAATGAATTTGCATGGTCGTTGGAGAGGTATGTACTATGGGGTTTCATCTCCAAACTACAATCCAACGGAAAGTTTTGACGTGATCGGTGATTCAAGTACATCCAACTCGTACATTGGCAAGGCTACTGCATTCTCAAGCTTCGATGTTGTGTTACCAGCACCATCCATTATATGGAGATTTGATGCTAACAACATTCGTATGGAATTGGATGCTGCCTATGCTGCGTGTGCTGTTGCAGGTGTTCATGCTGCACAACCACTTCGTTCTACTCCAATCACTGGATTTCCAGTTACTGGTATCAATATTGAAGAAGAGAAGTGGGATATGTTCCAAATGAATCAGCTTGGTCAAGGCGGTGTATTAGTACTTCAAAACATTGCTGGTCTCATCACAATTCGTGATGCTATTACTACGGATGGTACAAGTGCTGATACTCAAGAAATCAATGTTGTATCACAGCGTCGTTTGGTAGAGCGTACTCTTTCCAACAAATTATTTGAGACGTTTACCAACAAAGGTAAAACAATTAATCCACAAACTGTACGTGATGTTGAGGCGACAACCCGTTCCATTCTCAACAGCTTGCGTCAAGCAGGGGAACTTTTTGGTTATGGTATCAAGGATGACCCAAACACTGGTGAAACCAAGATTACCGCAATTCAAGATGTCAATGAACCACGAAGGATTAATGTGACGTGCTCTATCAAGTACTTGTATCCGTTGAAGTTTATCTCGGTTACAGTAAGTACATTCGTATAATCATGACTGTCAAGGGAGAATAACTTCTATGCTTAATCTGAGAAACCATACTCAAATTCCTAACACACAATCAGTTGTGAGTTATGCCTATACCATTAAAGCAAATGGTGTCGAAATCGGAACGTTACAGGGTTTTAATCCTTCTGCTAACCGAACTGTTGAACGAGTTCGTGAAATCTTGAACACCTTAGAGGATACTTTTGAAATCGTACCGGGGCGATCTGAGTTCAAGATAACCATTGATCGTATCGAGACGTACAATAAGAATGTTATCAAGGCATTGGGTTACAACGTCTTTGGTGAGTCTATCGCCCAGATTCGTGACCCTATTACCATTGTCGAACAGATTACAGGCCCCAATGGGGAATCTCGACAAATTGTGTACGACCGCTGTTGGATTACCTCTTGGAGTAAGACTGTCCAAGAAGGTCAAATCACCACCAAAGAGAACGCTTCTCTTGAAGTAGAACGTATCTTCATGTCAAATACATAATCTAACCTTTTATGACTTCCATTCTTAAGGTTCTGACTGAGCTTACCGCTTTAAGCTCAAACGGAATTACTATTCTTAAACCCTTTCGCTCGTGGTTCGGCCTTCCTATATGGAGAGGTCGAACTGTAGGGTTACGCCTTCTTAATGCGGGTGAAATTGAGCAATCGTTGGAATTTATCAACAATACGGCGGTTACGGCACAAGATCAAGCTCTCAAGAAAGAAATAGTTGCTCGTTCTTTGTGGACTGTTGATGGTACATCCGTTGTTGCTAAAGAAGATTTGGAGCAGTACAACCAAAGGCATAAGACGGAACTTTCAGACCTTGAGTATAAGCGTGTCTTTGTACAGGATTTTGAACAATATCTTGTAGACTATTTGTATACACTCTATTCAGAATTACAACAAAAGCAAGCTCGAAAAGTCATGGGTATTCATTTGTGTGGTATTTGTAAGCGCACTGACCCCAAGCTACCAGAGGGTTCTCGCAAACTTAAGTTCAGTACGGCAGAGTTCATCTGTGCTGACTGTTTACCTAAGATAAGTGAAGAAGACGAGTTTGAATTTGAGGAACAAGACATATCTCTCGAATCTAAGAAAAATGAACCTCAACTTCCCGCAGTACCAACTCAAACCGCTCCTGCTGTAAAAACTCCTGCTGACTTTTCAACTATGGATGAGTACCGTGATTACATTATAGGTCTGGCAGAAGCACATGAAAACCCAACTGCACCAGTTTAACGACTCTAATATTGAACGAGTCTTATTTCATAACAAAGCCCCAGAAGTTAATATTTACCCGTTTCGAAAATCATGTGTCGAAAAACTTAGACTGATGAATTTTCGTATTCAATTGGCTTCTCGTTCTTTTGATGAAACAAGGACTTCTCTTTACAGTCGTTTATCCAAAGTCATAGTGTCTATCAAGAATACAAAACTGACTGAGCCAGAACTGTTTCAGTTTCTTTCCACTACAAGTATGCCTCTTGTGAACCTAATTTTTATAGAGGCGTTACATCAGTTTTCTTCGTGGAAAAATTTCTTTTACACTAAGCTGGCGGATTACACCAAGCAGCCTATTTCTAAATTTCAGTGGGAAGTAGCTCAGTCCATTGGTATTAACTCTGTTATGACATTACCACTATCTATGGAACAACAGTTATGGATAGCGTATGCGAGTGCTTTTTATCGACAAGATGAACGTAAATTCGTAGTGGACGTTGTAGAGTCTATTAAGCCTTGGTTAAATCAAGAGCTTTATCGCTTTGTAGAGAAAGTGAAAGCCAACAAAAAGACTAACGTTGAATATGAAGAACACAAGAAACAAATGATAAGTGGTACATTCGGTCTTCCAGAATCGGACAAGGCTATTATTACTAAGTTAGAAGAAGTGGAATACTCTAAAACACATTACAATTCTGATGATGATTTAGACATTATCAAGTAGGACATTATGGCAAAAGAAACAGAAGGCAGTCTTGGAGCATCGTTAGCCCTATCAGAAGCTGGTCTTGGCACTATGACTGCTGCTGTAGGTATTATTTCTCAAATCAAGGGTCTCTTGTATGATATATCGAGAAACCCTCTCGCTGCTCCATTAGCTGTTCTCGGTGTCGAAAATCAAATTGGACGTGTTATTCAACAGATTAAAAATCTGAAAGAAGAGTCCAAAAAGACCAATCAAGAATTTTCTTTGATGAAAGACCCACGAAGTTGGATGGCTGTGGGGTCGAGCGTTCTTGCAATAGGACTTCGTTTGAGGTCTATACGGGATGAGATTGAAAAGACTCGTGTTTCTCTTATCAAAATGGGTGGTGAAAGTACTCGTGGGACAGCTTACGGGACTGGTTTTGAAGGAGCTATGGGGCTTACAAAAGCTCAACTATCTATGCAGTCTACATATGGTAAAGAATTTGCAGACCAGTTCAAAAAGACTGTAGAACAAATGCAGAGTCGTGTATTACGAGAAGGTATGCCAGCCAGCCGACAACAGAAAATGTTTGAGGTATTAACTGGCTTATCTATGGCTACTGGTATAGATTATGGTCAAGCTATTGCTACTCTACAAGATCATATGAGTAACTATAAGGTTGGTAGTATGGAAGCTCTCTCTGCCGTGGATTTGATACGGGATGCGTGGAATAGGGGGGATACAGCTATTGGTAACCTTAACGATAACATTGAATCTGGTACAGAACTGTTGACAGAGTTTGTAGCTCAAGGTATGAAATTACCAGAAGCTACACGGTCAATGTTAGAAATGAATCAAGCCGCAAGTCAGTTGGGATTGACCACTCAGGGTATGATGCAAGCCTTTCGTAGTACCTCTGGTCTTCGAGAATTTGGACAGCAAGGTATTCAACAACGTCTACAGTTGATGGCTGGTATACAAACTACTGGTGGTATGAATAACAAAATGAAGGACATTCTGTCTCCATTTACAAAACAGGGGCTTAGACCAGAAGAAGCTGTATTTGCATTGCAACGTAGTTCACCGGGAAAATTCATGGAATTTATGCAGCAATATGCTCGTCGGGTAATTCCTACAACAAAGACTGGTGAGATTGACGAAATATCTTTGGCTAAAAACGCCAATCAAGTTATTAGGTCGTTCCAAATGGTCGGTATGTCATTAGAAGACATGACTAAACTCGTTCGTGGTGAAACAGTAGACATCAAACAACCAGCGACAACGCTTAACGATAAGATGCGAGACGTTGCTGATAGAGGGTTGGCACAATTTGATTCCAAGCTAAACGCTGTACTGGAATCTGCGGGTACGTGGCAAGAATCATTAGATGCTATGGCTAAAAAATTGCCTATGGACTTCGGTCTATTGAGTCAATCAGCTATTTTTGCCATGACAGCGCTTGGTGGGTTAACTTTTGCCGCAGGAGCGTTGCGAGATATCTTACGTATACGTCAGACTATGATGGGTGGTGGCGGTGCTGGTACTGGTGGTGGGTTTGGATATGGCGGTGGTTATACATCAACCACTTCTGGACAATTTGGAATGCCAGCAGGACAACGAGGCGGTAGAAGTATGCAGGGCTTCTTGAATAGTCCCATTGGTATGAAAACATTTATTGGTGGTATGATTGCCAACCAAGTAGCGTCACAATTCTTGGAAGAACCGCAAGGAATAACAGAAGGCTTGATGACAAATGCTGCTGGTATGGTACCATTTGGCACTGTTGCAGCCGTTGCTGGACAAAAGGGTGGACGAGGCGTTGCATATCTTTTGCAGAAGATGTTTGGTACTTCTGGCGAAGAAGCTGTTACAGGGGGTGTAGCTGGTGAAGAAGACCCTATAAATGCCTTGTTACGAGAAAAAGCCGCCGCAGGAGATAAAGACGCAGCACGTTTTCTACGAGACAATATGGCTACTGAAACTGCACGTAATAGAGCTTTTTCAAGTGGTTATGAACAAAAATACGGAGAGGGTGCAGGTGGAAAAGGGCCTCGTGGTAGTCAAGCTCCTATGGTTAGTAATCAAATTAGTGTTTATCTGGACAGTGAAAAAATAGCAACTCGTGTAGAGGAAAAACAAACCTTTACTGAGTCTACTACACCTAAGACATTGGACTAACATTATGCCATCACGTATACCAATCAAAATATTTCGTCTACAGCAAACACAGGCAGGTGTGTTCGATTTGGCTCCCACCCGTTTTGTGACTGGTGTTACTACCAGTGACATTGTAACATCAACAGATGGAACAGAGCTTATTAACATTGGACAAACTCCTGCCAATCAACCTTTAGCAGTGAGTTCTACAACTCGTGTGTATACAGATTCCTTTGGCAAATACGTTATTCTCGATGGAGCCGAAAAACTGTATATTCGTCCAACAACATTGGTTACCAGTAGTGAAAACTTACCTTTTACGTTTGAGTTTTATGTTAATCCACAAAGACTTTCGCCTAACTACACTAAAATAGTGTCTGAAATGCGTACACGTGGTGGATGGGAAGTTCAACATTGGGGGGATGCACTCACAGAATTACGAGTAGAAGGTAAGTCTGGTGGTATGCATCGTCGTGGTAATGTTCCTCGTATCAATAGAGACACAACAGCAGCAGCTATTGAAGCAGCTTCGGCTCAAGCACAGCAAAGTGGGGATGGGCTACAAGAAGGGCAGGATATAACAGATACTGAAGCTTGGCGAAGATTGTCACAACTTCGTCAACTGTATGATGTAGATCATGCTATTCGTAATCAAGAACAACTGACGTTGCTTGGTATTGCAGTGTATGATTCGTTTTATGTAGGATATTTCACCAGCTTTTCAGGCCCAAATCAAGACGCAATGGAACCTTACCAGTTCAGTTATTCTTTTACAATGAAAATTTTATATGAGACCAACGTATCTACGTTTAACCCATCAGTGAAAGCATCTGTAACGGCTGGTACTACGTCTACGTTTGCTAAAATCAGAGACTTTAATCAATAAGAGAGCAGTATGGCAAAAGTAACACATTACTATCCAGACGCTTTAGTAGTCTTTGTGAAAGGTTTTCGTGAATTGGAAAACATTACTCGTGAAGACTTGATGATACTTCAAACGAAAGAGATATCGTCAGTCAATGTAACAATGACTGTTGCGAATAACCCAAGTACGTTCTCTATTACTATTAATGACGTTGCCAATCGTTTTTCTATACCTGATAATCCAGCAATAGAAATTGCCAACCTTAGAGCCAATTCTGAATTCCAATTGAAGCGAGATGTATCCCAACGAAGCTTCAAACCTAACAAAAAAGGCGGACAAATCTATTACGAGTTCGATGGGTTTAAGGAATCAAAATTTCCATGGTTTGATTTTGAATGGGGTACCTTAGTTGCTACAGACAATAGTAATTTTCGGGCTATTGTTTTCTACCGTAGAAACCCTGCTGGTGCTATTATTGAGCGTTGGGCATTTGATGAAACTGGACGTGTTATACGTGTCTCCCAAGGTATTTCTGAGGTTGAGTTCCAAAGTACAACAAGTAACGGTAAGAGTTATACTCTTTTGGTAGAAGATAACGCTGGACATAGAGAACAACGCAACTTCATGTTATTGAAAGCTAAGAATTCAGACTTTATGACAAAATATCAAACCGATGTTGCGGAGCCGCTTAAAGTAGGTCGTTGTAAAATCGAACCTATGGATAGGATAGCCATCTTTATTTCCAAGAGATTTGTACAGACAAATACAGGTACATGGCAAATAGTACAAACTCCTAAGACCGAACTTGTTCGAGCTTTTACTGGTTTAGTGAATACTGCTCAAATGTCTTACGCTGAACAAGGGGGTAACACAGTTGTAGTATCTGGGGAAGATGTTACCAAATGGTTAAAGGTCTCTGTTGTTCCTGTTAATCCTGCTGCTATCCAAGATCAGACGAATGACTCTTTGAGATTTTCAGCGTCTGATACTTATGACCTTAACTTCTATACTAATCTGTTTCAGAGCATTACTACTCCAAATTTGATTAAACTACTGACTCTCGGTACCGAAGGTCTTGAGGCAGATGCTCGTTCAAAGATATCTGGCGTAAGTAACGTCAAGATTCGTGGTGTTGGTGTATACTCTACTGCCAAAAATAGAACAACAAATGCTGAAAATATTGTATACGACCCAATACTGGATGGTTTTCGTGTTGAGCAAAGTGGCAAACAGGTTAAGACAGTATCTACGGTTGATACACGAGGTATGATGGGGTCTTTGTTTACCAAAAGTGCAGTACATGTAATTGACCCAACAGAAACTGGCTTAGACATCTATTTGGCTTACAACCAGAATTTCCAGTTACCATCAAATTTTCAAACAGACTATCAAAATCGACGTGACATCTGCTACAAAGCGGCTCAGGATTCAAATTTTAATTTTTATGCTGATCGAAACGGGCATATCTGGTTCCATCCACCACGGTATTCCAATGCGTGGATTCTCCTGTCTGCCAACGACAAACTTCAAGTGCTTGAGGATGATGCTATTATAAGCTATGGCTTCGTTGAAGATGATTCTAATGTATATTCCACATGTGTAGTATCTTCGGAACCCGACTTGAACAAGAATGTTCCTGATGGAGCGGATATGTTTAACCGAGGCTCGTATACCGACGAGTTATTGACATTCAAGTTTGGTACAAAGATACTCACTTTATCAAATCCGTTCATTTCAAAGTTAGGCGGTAGTTCTTTATCGTTTGCTTCTGAACCAGCGATCTTTTATGCGAAAGCTATGCTACAAAGACTTTTGGCAAACAAACTGCAAGGACAGATTACTATTACTGGTAGAGCAGAACTCGACCCCGGATATCCTGTCTATATACCCTTCCGTAACATGATTTATTGGGTTGAAACAGTCGAGCATGCCCTTTCTTTTGGTGGACAATACACGACGACTTGTCATTTGTCCTATGGACATAAACCATGGGAAAATATACCTGAAATTATCACACAGTCTTTCGACTTGATTCACTCCACCGATGGGCATATCAATATTGTAAGAGAGTTGTCCAGTAATCAACCACAAGTAGACAACAGTGGTTTACGCCAGTTCAAAACCACGAATGAGTCTGTTTTAGTACCAGATAGTCTGACAAGTCCAATTGTAAATCCTAATACACAATAATATTTTATGCCAATTCAGCGTAACATACGAAGGAATTCTGATCTCAAATTTGTCATGATACATCATTCGGAGCATTTTGAACCAATACGAGGTAAGGATATCAACGCTGCTTTGGTACAAGAAGGTTTTTTTGGAGTTCCATTTGATATTATTATTAACATAGATGGTAAGATAGATTTGAGTCCTCGTTGGGTACGAGCAGCAAATCCAACACAATATGTTGAGAATGCTCCGTTATACTCTGTATTTACATATCCATTACATGACATCTCTGATGCGTGTCCTAATCAACAGATGAATTACCAAGCTCTTCATATTTTAGTACTTGGAAATTTTGATACAAACCTACCGTCTATTGCTCAGATAAATACGTTAGAGAAGTTGATGACGTTAGTAAGAAATAATGTTCCCTCGATTACTGATGTTCTTTTCCATGGCGACGTGGTAGGAATTTCTTGCCCCGGTGCTCTTTTTCAAAATGCTGTTCGAAAAGATAGACTTCGAAATATTCTGTTACCAAATGTACGAGATGACGTAATATTTGAACCACGTGGTAATATCATACCTGTGTTGGTATTGGTAGATAACATACAGCCTGATGTGAACTTATCGTGGAATAACATAGCTACGCAAGCACATGTTACAGTAGCATACTACAACATTTATCGCATTAACCAAACGCTAAATGGCAGCATTACTCTTATTGGGACATCTACAGGAACAACCTTTGCTGACACAAATGTTGTGTCTGATTTTACCTACACATATTATGTAACAGCCGTTCTGGATACTGGTTTTGAAAGTCAGTTATCTAATCCAGTTACCACTACTGTTTCTGGTGTTGGAAGTACTACTGCACTTGAATTTGATACTGCTGGTACATCGGGTGATATAGCACGCACAGCAGCATACTTATCAGCAGGAGCAGGCAATACATATAGCTACACCATAGAGATGTGGTTAAAGGTGAATGCTTTACCAACCACTAATGTAGGACGTGTATTAACTCTTGCCAGTAATTTTGGATTTGTAAGTGATACAAGCGGGCAAGGATTATCTTTTACCTTTCCTAATAATAGTATTGCTGCATCTGGCATTAGTACGGGTGCAACATTTGTTGTTGGACAGACACACCACTGGGCTTTTGTATTTGAAATCATTGCCAGTACATCCTATTGGCTTACTGTATACAAGGATGGTGTAGTGTTCAAAGCAAGAACACAAAAGGTTATTTCATCGTCTGTGGTTGGCCCACTTGCTGTAGAACTTGGACGTAGTTCTGCCGCTATTAGCGGTCAAGTCAATAACACTATGGCACTGGTATACGATGAAGTGCGGGTATGGAATACCATTCGTACACAAAGTGAAATACAAGCCTTAATGAATCAAACCTTGTCATTGCCACAAACAAATCTTGTAGGCTGTTGGGGTTTTGACAATCATGTTGGAAATTCTATTACCGATGTCTCAGTAAGTGGTCAAACCATGACTAATACAGGTGGTCTTTTTGTAGGGGGACTATTCTAACATGCCAGCTATTCGTCGTAGAAAAATATATCCACATCAAGCATCTAATCCACAGGAGTATCTATCTCGATACAATCGTCCTGCTGTAATCAGTTCTATTGATACAGATAATGGTATTTGTGTACTACGTTGGTTGGATAATCCCGGTGGACGTGTCAATGTACTTCTTACTCAAGGAAATTGGGGTGAGTACAACATGCCTATTGAAGGTGCTATTGTTCTTGTACAATTTGATAAGAACGACCAAGCCCGTATTGTTCGATATGTTAACCTAAATCAAGTACAACGACAAAAAGCTCTTTCCGAAGGTGGTACTGGTACTTTACCAAAGCTTAAGGCGGGTGAAAAGTTCTGGGAGAGTGTTGGGGGTGCTTACATCTATATGAATAGCACAGGTAAGATCACTCTTGTATCTCCTTTTGATGACGTGTTTGAGATAGACCCAGATATTGGTGCTATTCGTAGTAAAACAGTGAATTGGAAAGTAACTTCGGCTGCTGGTATAGAAACTTTTGGACAAGTGCGTAGATGGGTACAAGAAGGAACACAAGGAATTAACAAAGTTATTTCAGATGGTGTACCTACAGCGTCATTTCCTGATGGTACTCCACTGACCGAATTCAATCTGGCAATAACGGATAAGTATAAAACGGCTATTCCAATCTGTAAAATCATTGCGGGTACTGTTGTTGAAGACGATGGTGTTGTGAAAAACAGAGATGGAGTTGTAGTATTGGCATCAAGCAATGATGCATTAGCTCTTAAATTGGAGATTCAATCCAGTGCAGGGTCACTTCTGGTGACTATTGACAGGTCAGGTAAATTCTATGTAACGGCACCAAGAATAGTTCAAATATCCAGCGATATTCGTTTGGGAAGTGAAAGCGTTACAGAAAAAGCAGTCTTGGGCGATACACTTAAGTCTACATTGGAAAATCTCATAGATGCTATTAAAGCTATCACGGTCACTTCAACTACTCCGGGTACACCAACAAGTCCACCTATCAATATTGCATCTTTTATTGTTATTGGAAACACATTATCTGACATTTTGAGTCAGAAAGTTAAGTTAGAATAGGGCTATCAAAAACCTGTTCTAAACACTAAATTTTGAGAGTAGACGTATGTCTAACACCTTAGTTGATAACATTGTGGCAGAAACAGGCGCATCACTATGCGTGGTATCAGCATTAGTAGCTTTATCATTTCCATTTAGAGCATCCCTGATTGCTTTTTTGAATACTTATCGAGCAATTCTACTTGCTGAAAAAGCAAAACTTGTCGGCAAAACAGCACAGGCGGATTTAGTTGCTCAACAGTTAGGTATCATAGTAGCAGCAGGTCGAGCAGCACTGGCTCCTTTCAACACTATTCTTGGTGCTATACCTTTTGAACAACTCAGTAAGAATTGTCCTGCTGTCGTTGGTGAACTTCAAGGAATCGTAGGAAACATACCAACAACTATTCCATCAGATTTTGTTACACAAGCATTAAATATTGATGGGTTCGATGTGTTTGCTGGTGTTACTGACTATAAGAGTATGCGCAACAAATTAGATGAGTTGGCGTTTCGTTTGCAACGAGCCGTCACTATATCTGATAAGGCAAGTAAATTATCTACTGATATAGATCAATCACTGTCGATTATTGATAAGTATCTGGCAATTTTTGCAAGGATGCAGTAGTATGGACGCTAAGTTCAAAGTCATATGTAATCACGTTGTAGGTAGTCCATTACAACAGTTCACTCTGGTAACGTGTCCACGTTGTCTCGGTAAGGGATTTTATAATTCCTATTCTTTTGGAACCGATGGTAAGATGCTCGTTGTTTCTGGGGTAAACAAATTATCTCAACAGATTCAAAAAATTCTTACCGAAGCAAAACGACCGTCTGGATATGGATTTGATTATAGTGTTCTTACAGGTGTTATTACTCCGAGTACAGTTACGGCTGTGAAATCAGAGATTTTACGTTGCATAGAGTATCTAAAAGCTTCTCAGCAACAAGAAAAAAAAGAAGGTTTTATGTATCTTCCTACTGAGGAAATCAGTACTACAGCACAATCAATTACCGTGTTGGACGCTTCCGTAAATGAACTTGACCCACGAAGTCTTCTTATCAATCTATCGGTACTGACAGTAGCGGGAACTACTACCGATGTTACTACACAACTTAGAAGGTAATCCCAATGGCTCGTAATTTTCTAACGATAGTTCAGAGTTTCAAGGATTTTATCAGAAGTAAGAACTCGAAAGCAGAACTCAGTGAAGGAACGTTTACCAAGGATGTTGTTATCGACGCTCCTGCTAAAGAGTTTGAATTACTATACGTTCGTACTGACCAAGTATCCAATGAACAGAGTATCAATACTGCAAGTGAAGTAGGTTTAGAAAAAGCCTTATTGAATTTCTCTAAAGTTGTTAAGGGCGCTCGTCGTTCTCGAACCTCAGTTCGATTTTTTAAGAATCAAACTCCATCGGCAAATATCACCATTCCTGCTGGAACACTTATCTCCACGCAATTATCTGATACATCTATCGCTGTTCAATTTCGTACAGTTCAATCTGTAACTATGCTATCGGCTCTTGCATTAAGCTATCTCAATTCTACTACAGGTAAATATGAAATTTCTGTTGATGTAGAAGCTGTGAACGGCGGTATTAGTGGCAACGTAGGTGCTGGTACCATCGTTATTATTAATGGTTCAATCTCTGGTATTGACGGCATCTATAATCCCTTTGCTGCTACTGGTGGTCAAGATAAAGAAAGCGCAAGTCAGATACAAGCTCGTTTGAGTACAGCGTTAGCTGGAACGGCTCTTGGCTCACTCTCTGGATTCAAGGCATTTGTTATTGAGCAAGATGCTGTAGAAGATGTATTAGTTGTCGGACGAGGAGAAACAGGACGAGCAGATATTGGTGCAGTCGATGTCTATATCAAAGGAAAGTTGTTTCGTAATTTCAAGGATGAGTTCTCAGACCCGTTCAGTCCATACCCGGACTTTACATTTACCAAGCAGCCTGTTATTGCAGCTTCGGTTGTGTCTGTATTATCCAGCGTGCAAGGTGCTCTTCCAATATCTTCGTGGTCAATAGCAAAAGATACAGGTAACTATGGTGGTTCCATTGTTGCTCAGGACAAGTTGCATTGGATTACATCTGTTCCAAATACATCTGGGTCGATAGTAGTTAATTATCAGTACAACGGTTTAGTAGAAGACTTGCAATCGTTACTCAGTAAAGATAACCAAGATGTTGTCAATTCAAGTACGTTTATCAAATGGGCTACAGAAATTCCTATCAACGTGACAGTCAGTATTCGTATCCAGCAAGGTTTTACTGGGTCTGATGTGACCTCATTAGTCAGTTCAGCAATCAATACTTTTTTGACCAATCTCACCATTGGGCAAGAAGTTCAACAAGCTGACATTGCAAGAGAAATTCTTAACGTAGTAGGTGTCGATGATGTGCTATTACCATTCACATCTTTTCAGTCACAAGATAGTTCGATTCTACAAAATGATTTCAATAATTTGACTATACCATCACGTGCGTATGGGTCGGCTGGAACAGTAACAGTCAATATTTTCTAAGGACTGACTATGCCAAAGGGAGTATACATAAGAAAGCCTTTTTCAGAAGAGTACAGAAAGAATATTAGTAAAGCATTACTTGGAAGACGACATTCAGACGAGACCAAACAAAAAATCAGTAAAGCGCATCTTGGAAAAACCTTTTCTGATACACACAGAAAAAACTTGAGCAAAACACATATTGGAAAGACTCTTTCCGAAGAAACAAGAAATAAGATAAGCGCTAATAGTCCACGTCTCAGTGGAACTAACCATCCAATGTGGAGTAAACATCACTCAGAAGATGCTAAACGACGCATGAGTGAAACCCAACTTGGAACAAGAAGTTTTAATTATGGTAAATCTCGTTCTGATGAAGTTCGAAAAAAATTAAGTCTTGCAAATACTGGTAAAACCCATTCTGAGGAAACAAGACATAAGATTGGTCTGGCACAACTTGGTAGAAAACGGACTCCTGAAACTCGACGTAAGCAGCGAATATCTGCATTAGCATATAAAGAACTATATGGCAATGTATGTCCGAGAATTGGTAAGAATGAAAAAGCCTTGCTTGATAAACAAGAGCGTCTTGATGGTGTTCCGATTCTTCGTCAATGTCATCTTCACACTTTGGGCTATTACGTTGATGGTTACTGTGTAGAGACTAATACTATTTATGATGTTTACGAGAAACGTCATCTGGAACCAAAAGTAATGCGTAGAGATATTATACGTCAACAAGAAATACAGTCAC